ATGTCTATCAAAGAATATGAGAAGAACATGGAAGCTATTATTGACGCACAAAGAAAAGGCAAATTTATTTACGATTTGTCAAAGAAATAGTTGACAAAGTATAAAACTTAAGTACAACTATAGCATATACACACACATTAGTGTGTATGCTTTTAACTAAGCACTAGCCACAAATAAAGAACTACCTCTAAGTATAGGCCCAGCGCATTTAAGAACGGCCATTCTGTTAATGCATTTGCTGACTACCCTAGTACGACGAGCCTCTTTCATGTGGATATGTAGTGTCTAATTTCACGCCATATCTATGAAAGGAAATCAACTATGGCTATTACTTCCGCATCGGGTGGCTTCGGTTCTGGCTCAATGCCAGCAACATGGTCCCCAGTAATCTACTCCAAACAGGCGCAGATTGCACTTCGCAAATCAGCTGTCACAAACGCAATCACCAACAACTCTTACTTCGGTGAAATTGCAAACCAAGGCGACGTTGTACGCATTCAAAAAGAGCCAGACGTAACAGTCAACGCTCTGCAACGCCACACTGGTATTTCTGTACAGCAACTAGCAAACGAAGACTTCTCGTTGGTAATCGACAAAGCTAACTACTTTGCATTCAAGATGGACGACATCGAAGATCAGTTTGCAAACGTTGACTATGCAGCATTGGCAGCAAACCGTGCAGCCTATAAAATGGCTGACGCAATGGACGCAGACGTTCTGTCTTACTTGTCTGGTTACACCTCTGCAGGTGTTGCGATCACTTCAACTTCTGGTGACGCACAGCACGACACAGCTGGTAACCTAACAGGTGAATGGCTGACTGCAAACCACTTGGACGCAACAGACTTCGGTTCGTTGACAATCTCTGGTTCAGCTTCTGCTGGTGACTCTATTCCACTAGCACCACGTCTTCCAGGCGCAACAGCGTTCTCAGCAACAACTGTTTCTCCTCTATCTGTCGTTGCACGTATGGCACGTAAGATGGATACAGCAAATGTTGAATCACGTGGACGTTGGATGGTTGTTGACCCAGTATTCGTTGAAATGCTGAAAGACGAAGATTCACGTTTGTTGAATGCTGACTTCGGTGGTTCTGGCTTGCAAAACGGCTTGGTATTGAACAACTTGCACGGCTTCCGTGTATACGTTTCAAACAACTTGCCAGCAGCAGGTACAGGCGCAGGTACTTCAGGTACAACTGCACAGTCTACAAACTACGGCGTTATCGTCGCAGGTCAAGACGAAGCAGTTGCATCAGCGGAGCAAATCAACAAAGTTGAGAACTACCGTGACCCTGACTCCTTCGCAGACATCGTTCGTGGTATGCACCTATATGGTCGCAAGATCCTTCGTCCAGAAGCTCTTGTCTCTGCAGTATACAACGCAGCTTAATAGTATTACTTTGGGGCTGGCATTAGCTGGCCCCATTGTGCTTATACAAAAGGACATTCCCAATGGCAATCACTACGGCAATGTGTAACAGCTTCAAGCAAGAGCTTCTTGGGGGTGTTCACGATCTTGATACCGATACTTTGAAAGTGGCTTTGATTAAGTCATCTCCAGCAGGAACCTACGGTGCTGCTACAACTAACTACTCTGACATCACAGGTAACTCTGATGAAGCAGTAGGTACAAACTACACTACAGGTGGCCAAGCTTTAGATAGCCCAGTCATTTCACTATCAGGTGGTACAGCATTCGTTGACTTCGCAGATGAAGTATTCTCTAATGCTACTGTGTCTGCTGATGGTGCTATCATCTATAATGCGTCACAAGGCAATGCAGCTATTGCAGTCTTTGACTTTGGTGGTACAGTTACATCTACATCTGGTGACTTTACTATCGTATTCCCAACAGCAGATGCGTCTAACGCAGTTATTCGTATTTCTTAATACTAGGTTTGCACAATGGCATTAGTAATTAAAGATCGTATCAAAGAGACAACTACTACTACTGGTACTGGTGATATGTCTCTTGGTGGTGCAGAGGCTACCTTTGATACGTTTAGCTCATGTATGTCAAATAGTGACACTACATATTACGCCATTGTGCATACTACTTACAATACAGATGAGTGGGAAGTAGGACTAGGTACGTATAACTCTTCCACTAATGCATTAGCACGTACCACAGTTTTAGCTGGATCTAACGGCACATCAGCAGTTAACTTCTCAGCAGGTGATAAGAATATCTTTATTACCTTCCCTGCAGATGCTACAGCAGGTAGAGCTATATTAGGTCTAGGTACTGCAGCCACTACAGCAAGCAGCGACTACGCTACTGCGTCTCACACGCACACGCTATCCGACATCACGGACGCTGGAACTGCAGCTGCAGCTGACACAACTGACTTTGACCCTGCTGGTAGCGCAGTGGCCTTGGCGATTGCACTAGGATAAATACATGGCAAACACATTCTTACGTAAGACATCACGCAGCATTGGCACAAGTGCCACAACGGTTGGCAGCTACACGGTAGGTGCATCCACAGCTACCACAGTCATTGGTTTAACCTGCGCCAACACAACAGCCACAGCTATCACAGTAGACGTAACGCATAACGATGGGTCTAACGATACTTACATCGTGAAGGGTGCAACAGTGCCTAGTGGAGGCTCTTTGGTTGTCGTAGGTGGTGACCAGAAGGTGGTGCTAGAAGCAGGTGACAGTGTGAAGGTGACATCAAGTGCAGCATCTAGCTGTGACGTTATCATGAGCATTCTGGAGATTACATAATATGGGTAAGTCGAAAGAACTGGCGACACTAACGGATGCCACGTCTATAGATATTGCTGGTGATTTAGTTGTTGGCGGCTTGACGGTAGGCACAGACCAACTTTCTGTAGACGCATCTGGCCGTGTCACTATGCCGTATCAGCCAGCGTTTAGTGTTAGGGGGGACGGGAGCCACGGATGGATTACATTTGGAGGCAACACTTCAACCTTTTGGTATCCTGTCTCAAGCACCAGCAACTCTGATCAAGGAAATAGCAGATGGGGTTTTGGGGTAACTGATGTAGGTCAAGGGTGTTTCAATATAGGTTCACATTACAATGCTACAACAGGTGTTTTTACTGCCCCTGTATCTGGGTCTTATCAATTTAGCTTATCCTTACTCTCTAATGTTCCCCTTAATGGCGATTATGCAGACTGTCGGCTGTTTCTAAACGGATCAGATGTGCAGGGGGCGATGGCACAAGGTGGTTATTATATCACTAAAGCAGGGTCAGGTGCTGAGATTGGTGTTAAATCAACAGTCAACATTTACATGTATGCCTCAGATAGTGTTGCCTTACGCATCAGAAATAGCTCGGGATCAGTAGGTTATCATAATCAATTCTTACGTTTCAGCGGCTACTTAATAGGATAAACACATGGCATACATAGGACAATCACTTACCGAAGGTACACGCCGTGTATATACATATGTAGCCACGGCCTCACAGACCACGTTTAACGCAGTGTATGGCGTAGGCGCAGTAGATGTGTATCAGAATGGCGTTCTACTCTCCCCTGCCGATTACACGGCCTCTGACGGTACAACTGTGGTGCTTGGCACTGGTGCTGCGCTGAATGACGAGATCACTGTAGTTTGCCACAACACGTTCTCTGTATCTGACACGTTGTCACTGTCAGGCGGAACACTAAGCGGCAACCTTCGTGCGCCGTTGTTTGACACAGATCAGAACACAATGAAGACTGCGATATTCCAAGTGAATGCAGATACTCTAACAACTGATGCCACTATAGCAGCAAACGACAATGCGTCAGCCAATGGGCCACTGACGATTGATGATGGCGTTACTCTTACGGTTAATGGCACACTTACGGTGATATAATGGCTAGTGAACTAATAGTACAAACACTCAAAGGCCCGACATCTGGGGCTAATGCGAATAAGATTATTGTTCCATCTGGGCAGACGTTGGATGCGAGTGCGGGGTTCAAGGCTCCCGCTGGTACTGTAATACAAGGTGTACAGGGTACTGGGCAAGCATCCTCTGGATCGGTATCAACGCAAACTTGGACTGCTACAGGTGTGAAGGTTCTAATCACGCCGACATCTACATCAAGTAAAATATATATTAGTGGGTGGATGCACGTCTATAAAGCGTCAGGTATTCATTATCAAGCTGATGTATTTAGGAATGGGACACAGTTAGCTGGTGGGCTTGGTAACGGTGGCTCCGATAATGACAGTGGGACTGCTCACTATGACGCTCCATTTATGTGGATAGATAGCCCAGCAACTACATCCTTGTTGACATATGAGTTTTATATAAAAGGTCGTGACGGTTCTTTTACTTTACACATAAACGATGGTGGCAGTTATCGTTCCAACATTACAGCTATGGAGATCGCAGGATGAGTACACTCTACGTTGATAATCTCCAGCCTAACTTGGGTAGTCGTGTCATGGCGGCAGGGCATGTGGTGCAGGTGGTTCACGCTAGATACGATACACCCATAACTATTTCTGGATCTGGTTGGATAAGCACAGGTTTAGCAGCAACCATAACCCCAACATCAACAACAAGCCAAATACTTATTACAGTGCATCAGCAAGTGCATACTTCTGGGGGTTCAGGCACAGAAAACGGTTGTGGCTTTATGGTTTCGAGGAACGGGACAACTGTTTCTAGTACAGCAAGTGCTACTAGCTTTGATATGTATCACTATGATGCGTCTGCTGGAAATGAT